TTCAATTACTTCACCACCTTTAGCATCGACAGCATTTCTAAGCTCGATATTTCCTGATCCACTTAATTCGCAATTTCCAGCACAAAATATAATCGCTCCTAATTTATTTGAACCTGTGAAAGCAAGAGCCGCTGTTCCTGTCAAACTGATACTTGAATAATCATATACTTGTCCGAGATTTAAAGTAGTTGTTCCACTACTTGAACTCAAAGCTCCGTCCGAGCCACCACCGCCAGTAGTAACAGCAACAGGTAAAAGTATCTGGAAATATGTACCATCATATATCGCCACTACAATATCGTCCACTTGGATATGCCCTGATTTGAGGGCAGCTCCTTTATATTGAAGAGTTTTAACACCTATTGAATTTACATTGATAGTTGCAGCACCAGTATTTGCAAAATTAGCTTTAAATTTTATTACATCTCCTGTAGTTAAAGCTGTTAAAGCCGCGTCGAGTGAAAGTAAATAAGCATTTGCGCTCCCTGTAGAAGTTGCAAAATCACCTGCCATTTTTATAACATCTAATCTTACATCATTATATTGTTGTGCGGTTGCATCGTCACCCGCGCTAACTACTGCTGACTCCATATTTTATTGATTAAGTATTTTGATTATGTCGTTCTTTCATGTGTAAACTTCTATGGTCGTGATCTGTTAATAATTGTAAATTCTCGATTCGATCATCTGTTTTGTCCTTATTTATATGATGTACTACTTCATCTGGCTCTAATTTCCTGCCTATTTCCTGCTCCATTAGGTATCTATGATATGGCTGCCAATGCCCTTCTGCTATTTTAATTTTACTCCTACCTCGTGAATCTTTCTTTATAGTGCCTATCTCTACCCAACGAGGATTGCCTTTACCATTAAAATGTTTTGTCATTTTATAACTTTCTTCTACATTCTCATGTCTTTCTTTCAACGCTTTTGACTTTGCTTTTCTTTTGCACTCCTTACTTCCACAACTTGTCATAAATCTTTTTCTTGCCCCCCTTATTTCTTCCAGTCCGCACCATGGACATTTGAATAGGAAAGGGTCTTTTTTTTCTCTTGGCATATTGCTTTGGGTTATTGATATTACCCCAAGCATATATTATTATATATTAATTGTCAACACTACCTATGTGAACGTATAAGTGAACTCGACTGTAAGGCTTTCAACTGCACTTACTGCTACGCTTATTGCTACTCTTGAATAAAGAATACCAGTTCCGCCTACAACGGCAGCCTGACATGTTACTGCACTTCCATCGCCAAGCATTCCCGCCTCTTTAAAGGTATAAGCTCCACCCAAGTCTCCTGTTGTGAAATTGACTGCTAGAGTTGCTACATTATTTGAAGTCGCGGCACTCGCTATCGCTTTTCTATGGGTAGGAGTCTCCATTGCAGTATCACCATTTGCAGGTGGGGTCGTTCCTGTTCCTAACTCAATACTGATTGCTTCCATCTCTTGAGTATTCACACCAGCAATCTGATCTGCAAGCGCACTCCTGCCGATCGTAGGAACCAAATTTCTATAAAAATATCGTCTCACAAACTTGCCATCCTGATTGAAAACTTTAAATAAATAATTTCCTACTACATTAATTTTATCTTTAAAATAGTCCTCAAATCCAAGCCTTTTAAATTCAGCTCTCAAATTCTTTTCATTATTATGTATAGAGGTATGGCAAGAACGACAAAGGGTTACTAGGTTATCAAAGTCATGATTTTTTGGATTATGATCTCTATGATGAACTATAAGATCACTTGACGACTTACAGCAAGTACATTGATATTTGTCAAATTCAAAACATTTAATCTGATTGCCATTATACTTATTTTTATCACCAATAGGCAGAAAGGGAAGTCTAGTTTGTTTTTTCTTTTTCATTCCTTTATTCCAAGGAATAAGCCCTTTGGTACCTTTATTCCACGCAGTATGTCCTTTTTGAAAACCACCACCATTAAAATTATCTTTCTTGGCAAAATCGCAACACTGCTTGCTACAATATAATCTTTCGTGTTGCCCTTTTAACCTAGAAGCCGAAACATAAAAAGAGTTTTTACAGAATTTACATTTTATATACTTTCCGTTTTTCTTCATTGTGAATAGGTTAGGTTATTTATCTAGCTTAGCAAGCCTCGTTAATTTTTCAAACTTCTTTGTACTGTATTGATATTCTTTAGGCACCTTGATTCTTTGCTGCGGGCTGATAACAGTTGTTATGCCTTCTATTTGCAGAACCATAGAATCACCTCCTGAGTTTTCTTTATTTTTTAGTATCATGCTATATATATTTTAATGGATTATGTCAAAATTGTAAACGCTAAGCCCATTGTCCAAGCGACCATTCCAAAACATTTGCAGTCGGACCCCATTGATAAGGTGGCGTTCTCGGTTCTAATCTTGAATTAACATCGGTTACCGTTACCGTCTCTGCCTGAGTATTATTTGATTTTTGAGTAAATATATCACTAACAACTATTTCTTCTGCTCCCTGCACTAGATTAATCGGTATCGCTGATTCATCAAATTCAATTAATAAGCTTGCTCTCAACAACTGTTGGAAAAACTCAACAATTCCATATAAAGCCGAAGATGCGGAAACTTTATATAAGAAATATTCTCCCGCAACTGTCTTTGCTGATGCTTTTTGAATCATGAACGCTTGATTTATATCTCTCCCAAACGTCGAATCAGTTATATTAATTAATTGACCAGCCCGTAAACCATAAACATGCGTTCTGAATGTCGCAGTAAAGATAGCATTCCCATATTGCGTTACATGAGCTTGAGCAAGTTTTTTTGCTTCTTCCTGACTCTTTATATCTTTATTCCTAATTATTCCACCTACAACCTGACCATTTGAATAACCCAGTTTAGATTGCATAGCTCCAACTGATGCACCATTTTGAGCAGCAGTTATTATAGGGAAACGTTCTTTATATCTAAACATTAAAAATTCTTCGTCTGTCAAAGTCGTCGTCTGCTCTGATGCTCTTATTCTTTTTGCATTTGAATTATAAACATAGTCTACAGTTGATTCCTCTATAATTCCCTCAATTCCAGTTGTTTGCTCATCACTAAAAAAAGTAATATTATCTCCACTTGTTTGGCTTGCAATAGCCTCTACAGTAAAATTATCATCATCCACTTTTGATATTTCTCGAACAGTATTATCTCTTGTACGATTCGTAATATAATCCCCTGTTTCTAATCCATGAGCCGTTATTTTAATATTTGTCGTGGTAGTACCCGCTTCTGCTGCATTCGTATCTGTTCCATCATCCAGCCATGCAGATAAATTAGCAAATTTACTTTTCAATACAAATTCTCTTATAGCATTATTCCCTTTTTCAGCCTGTGCATAAAAGCTTTCGGATATATCTTCGCCACCTTCCACATATTGAACATTCTTTAATTGAGATATATCAATACCAATTGAAAGTTTTTTAAAGTTAGAGCTTGTTTCGGTTAAATTAAAAGGAGCATTCGTTGTTGATTCTTCAAAGAAATGTATATTCCTTTGATCGTCTATATCCCAATAATAACCAAGCTGTTTTGCTAATGATTGCAATACTGCCATTGGTTTCATGTAATTCACATTGAATGAATGGAAGTCTACAGTTGACAAACAATATGGATAATGTTTGAAATACTTTTCTTCCATAAATCTTAGCCCAGCCAATTTAACAGTAGTCGAACCAGTACAAACATATTGAACTAATCCATAATCAATTTCGCTCCATACTGGCGTTCCTGTTATTGACAAATCAGTTAAATCAATCTCTACATAAGTTTCGTCATTAGAAGTAACACCTAAATTGGCAGGAGTTAATGTTATTTCTCCATAATTTGAAGCATCTGAGCCAAATCTAAAAGTATAATTGGTGATGTCTGTATAATCTGTGTGCTTAATCCAGAATCTTACAAATCCTTTGGTTGGCGTTCCCGAACTTACACCAGCAAAAGCATTTACAGTTGCCTTGGCTAATGCCGCCGCCGTCCATGTAGCTGTACCAGCGCCAGAACTTGCAAAGCTTCCCCAGTGATCTTTTTCAAACGGACTTACGGTATCACTTAAAGCTGCATTACCAACTCCACTGTCAACCCACGCAGCCTGTAAATCGCCGTCACTTGCATAATCAAATTCTTCAAAAGCTGCATTATAATTTATAAAATCATTACAAATACTATTAATTATAAAACGTGCATCTCTACTATCAAAAGTATCAACGACATGCGACATATTAAATACCTTTGTAAAGTCTGAACATGTAACAGTAAAGATTAAATTTTCCAAAGTATCTAAATTTTTATCTTTTGTTTTCATTACTACACCAGCAAATACCCTCTTGCCTAAATATTCGCCTGCTGAAATACCACTTAAACCAGCGGTAAATGTAATCTTATTTGTAGCTTCGTCAATAGCAGAGATTGTATATTGCGCTTGGTCCGCAGTATTTAAACCAAGCCAAACTTTATCACCTACATTATAAAGGCTTCTCCATGTATCTAATGCTTTAACAGTTACGTAATCAGCTCCTACGGTTACAATTTCACTACCATCATAAATATATACCTCATCAAAATCGGTTGGGTTTTCACCATTGAATAAAGTGAACTTTGCTGTATTCACTCTCTCCTGCAATTCATAATTAATCGCTAGTGAATCCCAATCAATATCATCGCTTCGGTTTGTACCATCTATAAAAGTGTAAATCATATTATTATATTACTTAAAAGCCGTACTGGCTCCCAATTTACCCAAAATCATATCTCCGAACCTTTCTGCTTCGTCTTCGTCTCCGACAAAATTACCTTGTACATTAATTACAATGCTTGTACTGCCGCCAAGAGGACTGCCACCACCATTTTGTGTTAATTGATTATTTGGGATAATTGTTCCTGATGTATTTGGAATAAATATTTCTGGTCCTTCTTCACCTACAACATAAGTTTTACCCGCTTTAGCTGGTCCACCTTCTGCAAGTCCAACTGCACCAGCCGCACCAGCAAGTTGTGCGCCTCCCCATTCTGCCAATTCTTGAGCTTTTCTTATTAAAGTTGAGATTGTATCTATTACAGCTTTAATCGTCTCTGCAATTGCATTTACAACCGCCATAATCGCTCCACCAACTGCATCAACAGTTGCTTGAATACCACCCCATAAACCGTCCCAAAGAGCCTGTAATATTTCACCAAAGGCTCCTATCATCGCCAGAATTTCCTCTGTGTTTAATCCTATAAAGCCTAGTATCGCATTTAGTGTCGATTGAAGGAATGCTGTCATTACATTCCAAACGCCTGTGAAAATCGTTTTAACGCCTTCCCACGCTCTGCCCCAATCTCCTTGTAAAATTGCTAATACTGTATCTATAGTTCCACTAAATATTTGCCAAAAACCTTCAAAGATTGTGAATATACCTTCCCAAAAAATAGTCCAACCTAGCATAAGAACTTCCCACGCTGCTTCCCATATAAAAACTATAGTATCCCAATGTTCTTGAAACCACTCTATTAAAGGTGCTGTAATTACTTTTACATCTTCAACCCATTGCATAAATTTAGCGACTACAGCATCTATAAATTCCTGAACTTTTGAAGTAAATGGTTCAAAGAAGGCTGCCAAAGTATCGAAATGTTGCATCACAACTCCAATTGCCACACCTATTGCAGCAAACGCCGCTATAATTGGAGCCGCTGGTGCTATTATAGCCCACAATAAAATAGCCGCACCAACTAATCCTGCCGCGAATACTCCACTTAAAAGACCTGCCAATGCTGCCATTGCTGTTTCATTTTGATTTATCCAGCCAATAAGTTCAGTTAAAGCTCTCATAAACGGTTCAATATATGTTGAAACCGCCGCACCAAGTTTAGTCCAGAATGAATCCATTTGAGCTTCAAACATCATCATTGCTCCTGATGCTCCTTCTTGCATATTTTCTACCATTGTCACTAAAGTACCATCTGCATTCGCCAATGCTGCTTCTAACTCATCAGCAGTCTCAACAGTGTTCGCCATTACAGCCATTAATGCCAATGCACCTTCTTTTCCTGCTAAAGTTTCCAATGCTAATGTTCTTTCTATTTCATTTAAACCGGACATTTCATCTTTTAAATCAAACACCACATCGCTTAAATCTCGATAATTTCCTTCTGCATCAACTAAAGCGACATTCGTTCCTTTTAATTTTCCTGTTGAAGCATCTACGTTTTTAGATAATGTTGTAATTGCTGTTGATAAATTACGACCTGCCTTTTGTCCAATCAAACTTGCGTTTGCCATTAATCCAATCAATTTTGTGGTTTCTTCAAACGATTGCCCTGCCCCAGCACTCACTAGTCCTGCATATTGCATTGAACCCGCTATATCTTCAAAACTTGTACCACTACTGATACCAGCTTTCGTCATTACATCTAAAACATTTGCCGTATCTTCTGCTTGTAATGAGAATTGATTTAATGTACCACCTGCGATTGCCGCTACATCTCCCATCGAAGCCATATCATTACCAACTGTCGCAAACCCTAAACCTTCCAAAGCAACTTCTACTTCTTCCGCACTGAATCCTAATTTCTTAAATTCAATTGCACCTTGTACTATATCCGCATTCATCAAAGGCAATTGAGCGCCGACATTCATTGCCTCTCCTTGTAAATTCTTTAACGCTCCCGCCGCTTGTTCGGCTGGTGTTAATAAACCTTTTAATTTATTACTCGCTTTATCAAACTCAATAAATGTATCTAATCCCTTTTTTAAAGCTGCTCCTGCCGCAGCACCAACAATCGCCAGTCCCGCAGCCACATCTTTTAATTTTGCGCTAGCGTTATCCTTTGCATTTATCGTTAGATTTACATCATTACCAGTTGCCATTTTTATTTGTTATCGAAAATTAGACTTACTCTTGTTTTTTGCGGGCTTCTTCTTATTACTCTCCTCGGATAATGTCTTATATATTTCCAAGAAATAGTGCATTCTTTTAAACTCTTTCTGCTTCCAGTCAAGCCCGAACTTTTCACTCATCAGATAATCAATATAATGCTCATCACCTGCCTTGCCCCACACCGCCTGTCTTAGCTTTCTAATTTTTTTTTATCGACAGCAATCTTTTTGGTCAACGCTTCGGCAATCAATGTGATCGTTTTGATATTCAATCTTTTAATATTCGCTTCATTAATTTCTGCAACCTTTCCACCATCATCAAAGTTCCATTCTTTAACAAACGTGAGCATCATTTTCATTGGCACATTTTCTTTATCCTGAACATTTGAAAATACCTGTGCCTGTTCATATGATATTTCCTTTGGGATTTTCACCCATTCTTTACTACCGCAATCGATAGTTTCTAGTTCATCTGATACAAATTGACTCATAATAATGTAATTAAATTATAATTGTTTTTTAATATGTTTAATGACGATTCTTGTAATTACTTGCAACATATTTTGCGATATTCCTACAATTGGTCTTGCTGGTAAGTGACGAGTCCCGTGCTGATGATAAGTCGCATACGGTGTCGTATTGAATATTATCATACTATGACTCGTCACTATATCTTGCCAACTATTTTTCATCTTACCAGTCTTTTGCAGTATCGCCCATGCGTACGGATACTTTCTTGCCGCCCAAGGCGTTCCGAAAGAAGATCCCTTTGTATCAAAATTTCTTCTTAATTCAGCTATTAATAGACTTTTCATTTCTGTAAATGCTGGTTTCAAGTCCTTTATTTCTCCACTGATTTTATTCAGCTTCCTTTTGACTTCTGTATCACCACTTATAGAAATATTGAACATTAATAACTTGTTATAGCGCTTCTTAAACTTACTCCGAAATTACCTGCATTTGGCGTATCGTAAGCAGTCATCATATTCATGTCCTGACTTACAATTTCATCTTCACCAATTGCTACGTTGAATGGATCGTAATTACATTTATAGAAGTCTATCTGCAACATCTCTTTCTGGTAAGCATCTCTACCACCTGCCAAGTTTATCTTAGTAGCAGCAACGGTAAATTCGTCTGTTCCTGCACCTTCGGCAGCACTATCCACACCAGTCAAAGCATCAATAGCAGCAGCAATTAATGTTCCTGTATTGTTGCTTGATGTAGTATTTGCCAATGAAACAGTAACGGTATTTCCTGAAATAGCAGCAGCCAAAGTATCAATAGTATTGATCTCAAGTATTACGTTAATATCGTTACCATCTTCACCTGCGGTAGAGGCGGTAACATTGAATCCATCTGTACCAGTACCATTATCGTAAACTCTGGTTGCAGCCACAGCGGCAGCATTTGTACCAGTTGCAGCACCTAAAATCTTTAGACGAGCAGCAAAGTCTTCTTTCTGCCTAAGCTTATCAAGATATTCTTGCGTATCATAATATTTCTTCATTGAACCAATAGCATCGACTGATTTAAGTTTAATCGCACTTGCCATTCTACTGACTACATCATAACCACAAGCTGCAAAGAAGCTTTCAGATTCTCTATTAAATTCAAATGTGAAGTCCTCAATTGCTCGTGAAGATGTATTATCAATGTCTACACCAATTTTATAACACGAACCACCTTTATAAATAAGGTCGCTCGATAACGAATAAGTTGGCGATTGTGATGCAATTACTACAAGCGCATCAACTGGCAAGGTATCTGAGATTGTGCTTACTGTAAGCTCTGTTTCACTTACAATTGCCGCAATAGTATATTCAGCAATTTCAGTGAATGTACTTGCATTCAATACCTTAATAGAATCACTGGTAGTTAATCCACTTGTTTGGTCTACAAGTAATTCTGTTCCAGAAGTAGCTTCTTTTGTTACTTTCGCATTTGAAAATGCTTTCTGTCCTACAATATCCATTGTAAGTTTAATCACATTATCAACTTGTGCGAAACTTAATTTAGAAATTCTACATCCGAAAAATCTTTCAACATAAGCAGCACCAGCCACTTGAAATTCATAAGTGTAAGTTGGAGGCTCTGTACCAGTTAATTTAAACTCGTGCAGATTGATTATTCCAGCTTCAATTACTGTTTCTGTAGCCGCTCCAAAATAGTTATTTAAGAAATAACCTAATGTTGAAGGCTCGCAGTAAATCTCAATCGAACCAGAAATAGGCACTGTGTTTTTAACAAAGCGCATATTTTTACTCACGTTATCTGCCACGGCACCAATTGGAGTCTTGTTCCATTCTATTGTAATGTCCATTGATCCAACTTCAAAAAACACGTCTGGCGTTACTGCAACACCAACCGATGCTTCTTTCTTTAATGCCCCGTAGCCGACCCGTGAATGTGGGTTGTGTTCGGTCATTGTTTAATGTATTAAAGAATAAAATTATTTCGATTTTTTCATCGTTACCTTAACAACGTTCCCTTTATCATCAGTCTCCTTTTTCATTTCAAATCCTTTTGGTACTTCCGCACTCTTAGGAGCTGTTTCTTCGGGAGCGTTTTCGGTAACTTCTTTCTTCTTATCTTTAGTCATATTGTTATAGATTAAGGATTAAATCAATTAGATTATAGCACATTTACGATCTTGCGTTAAATGAAACTATTGCTGGGATAGTGAGCCTTCCCCTGTAGTACATGCGGTTATCCACCTTTTCAGATTCATACGCTATCTCATAATCATTATGAAAAGAATATTTACTTCCAAGAATGTTTCGTCGCAATACACCTATGATACTTGTACTCAATGGCACACCACTTGCATCTTTTTCTTCCATTAAATCATAAATCTGTTTCTGGGCTTGTTGTATCTCGTCTGCATCCTCTGTAGTTTTTACTTTTAAGAATGCACTGGTCAATATCTCAATTGTCACAGTATGACTGTATTTATCTTTAACAGTCGACATTCCTTCTATGGCAGTTGCATCACCATAAACCATTAATACAGGCAAATAATTTACAGGCACTTCATGTACCCGCCCCGTGTAATACTTCTTAAAAGTAGTCGTGAAGGCGGTTTCCATTTCGTCCCTTATTTCTTCTAATATTACTTGCATTTAAAATACTTGGTTCATGGTAAATTTACGCTCAGTCTCCTCGCTATCGGTACTTGCCTGAGTCGGGTAAAAACTTATAGAGTCCTGACTAGCAGCCAGTGGATCACCAGCCGAATCATACAACTTTAATTTACGAGTTCTGACTTTTTCCAGAAGCTCCATTTGTAAAGCCCATTCGTCCGTTACATTCACACCTGGCTGGACTTCTATGTTCGTATTCTGCTCCAAAAACAACAAGAGAATCGTAATTGATTCGCTTAATGATTGAATTACAGAAGGCGTTTCAGCTAACGGAAGATCATAAACCTCGCCAATAGCACTATCAATTATGCTATCCGCTTGCGCTATTTTCCTATCAATATAAGTACCATCAATATTAGTAGCATTCTTGAAAGGTGACTGTACCCTTATTTCCGCAGATGTTGAGTATGGCATAGCTTATAATGGTTATTTAACTTCCGCAGTCTCTCCATCTTCTTTCTTCTTACCTTCTTTTTCAGGAGTTTCTACATCCTTGCCACTCTTTACTTGCTTATCACTCTTTTTCTTAGGAGCTTTTCCATCTTCCACAACAGCGCCAGAATCAACAAGGTTCTGCACATCTTCTTCTGTTGCTTCAAATACATCACCTTCATTTAATACTTGTCCTTTTGGCTCCTCTTCGGTTGCAACCTTTACACGAGAGCCTTCGGTAACTACATATTTAGTCATGTTATATAAGTGTTAATAAATAATTAGTTTTGATGGTGTTTAGCATGGCAGGACTTACATAGTACTATTCCGTTGTCTATGTTATACCTTAGCTCGGGATAATCTTTGAAGTCTTTAATGTGGTGCGTATCTAATTCATTTGAATTTGGTTCACTTTCTAATCCACAATGTTGACATATATAGTTATCCCTTTTTAAGACTGCTTTCTTCCAATTCTGGCATTTCATTTGCTTTCTTAATCTATGAGTAGCATCTGTTATTCCACCTTGCCAGTTCCAGTGTTTCTTACCTTTATGTGCTTCGCTCATCTTATTTCTAGTCGCCTCATTAGGCTTATTCCCTTTATGAGCATTAGACATTCTCTTTAATTGTTCTGGCGTAAACTTTTGACCTTTACGCTTTTCAGCACATTTTCGGATAGACTCATCGGTCTTTGCAGTCTTGCCTGTGTTCCAAGGCTTATGTCCCTTTGTAAATACCATCTGTATAGGGGTTAATAATATGTTTCAATCATAACCCCTATACTATCCATAGTCAAGAAATTCTAATTGACTATGCAATACAATCCTCTATGAGATAACCAGAAACATTAGAAGTCATAACTTCGTCCTGAATCATGCTCGCCTCAATATAAGTTGCTCTGATTTTATCCTCATACCATTGATAGATAGTCGGAGCTTGTTTTCTAAAGATATATCCGAATGCAGGAGTGTCGATTGAACCTTCCGCACCTGGATTATATCCAAGAACACAATGTTTACCCCAAACATCAACGTAAGTTTGAGTTGCATTTCCTTCAACGCTAGTTGTGTAGACAGTTTTAGGAATCAATACTTTCATGCCCCATAGCATTGGTGGCAAATCGCCATCAATTAATAGGTCTGCATGAGTGTATTTAATTAGATCACGAATGTCGGCGTCTCTTTTAACAACTTTCGCAACAGCAGATGGAATTATGATGAAATTTGGATCATCACCACCTGTACCTGTTCTAACAGCTTCTTTACCATCGTCCATATCGCCTTCAATTGAGCCAACAAAACCTGCATTATCCCATTGGGTAATACCAGCAAGTTGAACTCTATTAGACGCAGGATAATTAGCCTGAGTTGTTAATAGTGTAGCAAGTCTTCGTTCCTGACCAATAAGTAATTGTCCCATTACTCTTTTGGTCTTAGATGTCTCTAATTTAAGAACATCATCTGCATTGTCTCTTTCACGATCAGTGACACGAGTTTTCAAAGCATATTCCTCACAAGTATAAGTAGATGTACTTAGGTTATAAGAAATAGTCTTAGATTCTGTACCATCTGCTCGTAATCCATCAATATAGCGAAGCCCCATGTCTTTGTCCCAAGTATAATATTTGTCACTTTCCTTTTTTACAGGAAGCACTGGAAATACTTGTTCCGCAATCATGCCTTTCGGGTGGTAGCCGATAGCTACATTCGACAACGCCGCATTCTGATGTACTTCATTTACTTTAGGCATAGTTTTAGTACGTTAAATTATAAATAAGAATCCTAAGCGTGTAATACACAGTTAGGTGTTAGCAATACTGAAATAATATCGCCATCAGCACCAGCAGCTTCTAGTGCAGTACCAGCAACAAAGTCACCAGCAGTTGATTTAGTCACAGCCTTACCATTAGCGTCTGTCCCCACAAGTGCGCCTGCTGCAACA